CTACAAATGGTGACTTTATAGTATCAGAGTTTGATATAAACCAAAACCAAGTTCCAAGAGGTGGATTAATAGTATCTCTTGGTTCAACACCAGGTCTAGGATATGCTCCTTTACAAGGTGCGAAAGTAAAGGCATTTAAAAATGCTGCTGGTGGTTTAACAAGTATCGTTGGTATCGGTACATCTTCAGGATTTAATTTAGGTATTCAAACTGCTGCTTATGATAATAATACTGGTATTATAACAGTTACTACAAATACTGTTCATGGATTTGGTTTAGAGAGACCTAATACAGTCAAACTTAAAGGGTTAGAGTTTAGATGTCCGAAGACAGTTGTTGGTACACCTACGAATGCAACTTATAATCCAGCAAATGGTGTGTTAGTATTAACAATTGCTAATCATGGTCTTGTAAATGGTGACGCTGTTGTTCTTGATACTGGTTCAATTTGCTTCACTTGTTCAAAAGATAGTAATAATTCAACTCATTGTTATCCTCGTGCTACTGACCCTGCTGCTGGTCAATATCTAACAGTCAGTAACGTTACTACAAATACTTTCAGAGTTAATGTTGGTGCATCTGCTCCAAGTGACCAATATACTCATACATTCGTTTCTGCTGCAGCAAACTCAGTTAAGACTATCGGTGGTGGTGGATATGTTGGTGTTACAACTACAATTTTCCAAGACCACGAGAGACCACTATTTGTTGTTGGTATCGTTTCTGATAGAACATTTGAAGTTCAAGCAGGTGCAAGCACGATTCCACACACTTATCAAGGTGGTGGTCATGCGTATGAATTCTTTGAAGATTTAACTTTTGGTTCAGGATATCGTGGTGGTTCAGTTGCAATTGGTGTTACTGATGAAGCATATGTTCATAGATTTGTAAGTGCTGGTATTAATTCAATACGTAAAGGTAATTTTGCTGCTACAGGTTCAAATGCGTTTACAGCAACAAACGCTGTATATACGTCACATACAGGTCAATTAATTTTAACCATACCTAATCATGGTCTATCAACCAGTGATACAGTTGGTATCGACACTGGTGGTTTAGTATTCAAGTGTTCAAAAGATAATTTCTTCTCAGATCATCCATATCCTAGAGCATTATCTAAGACTAGTTCTCCTAACTCAGATCCAGTTGCTGGAATACAAACATCTATCCTCGCAACAACCACTAATACAATCACTATTAATGTAGGTCAAGGTGGTGGCGGTGGTACTGGTGCAGTTGTTACTGCAACAGTTGGTGTAGGTGGCACACTTGCGTTCAACATAGTATCCGCTGGAACAAGTTATGTAAATCCTAAAATTATTATTCCTGAACCAAATTACGAAAATTTATCTGTAATTGGTATATCAAGACAGGGAGTTGGAGCAACAACTGATACAGGTTCTAATTTATTAATTGATGTTAAAGTCAGTGCAGCAAAAACAACGGTAGGTATCGGTTCAACTACTTTTGAAATATCTCAATTCCAGATAGCAAGACCAGGACATTCATTTAAAGTTGGTGATAAATTCAAACCAATAGGTCTAGTAACTGCTGCACATTTATCAGCACCATTACAGGAATTTGAATTAGAGGTAACACAAACCTTCAGTGATAAGTTTTCAGCATGGCAATTTGGTGAATTAGACTTTATTGATACCATACGCAACTTACAGGATGGTTCAAGAACAAGATTCCCACTATTCTTTAATGGTCAATTACTAAGTTTTGAAAAAGATTTAAATAATGCACGTTCACAGTTAATTGATTTAAACTCAGTATTATTAATATTCCTTAATGGTGTCATACAAAAACCAGGTTCAGCATACACTTTCGAGGGTGGTACAACATTTGAGTTTATTGAAGCACCTAAACCAGATGCTAAAGTAGATATATTCTTCTATAAAGGTCAAGAGGGAATAGATGTTGACGTTGCTGACATTCAACAAACAGTTAAGATAGGTGACGAACTTAGATTATTCAAACATCCAATAGGTCTTACAACTTCACAACAGGCTGAGAGAACACTTAAAGAATTATTAGGTGCAAAACTCGTTGAAACTGATATCTACACAGGAGCAGGTATTGATGAAAATAACAATAAACCTGTTAGATGGACTAAACAAAAAGTTGATATTGTATTAGGTGGTAAAAAAATTGATAAGTCAAGGGAAATACTTGAACCTCAGATTTATCCAACAGCAAAAATAATTGGTGATTACACAACTACATCTGGTACACAAAATACAAATGGTATATTTGTTGATGATGCTGAATCATTCTTCTATGAGAAAGGTGATCATTTGAGTGCAAGTGCTCCTAATGAAACAGATGGTGATTATAATTTAGAATTTAACACTGTAGACGCTCTTGTAACTTCTGGTGAAATAAATGTGGGTGCGTCTGCAACAGCGATAGTATCTGCAGCAGGTACAATAACTTCGATTGATATTACAAATGCAGGAAGTGGTTATGAAAGTGCTACTATTAAAATAAGTTCTCCATTAGTTGGAGTTGCAACATTTATACAATCTGATGGGACTGTAGGAGTAGCAACAACTGCGACAGCATCAGCTACCATTACTAATGGTTCAATATCATCAATTAATATTACTAATGCAGGATTTGGTTATTCAAACGTAACTCCACCACAAGTTATAATTGATTTACCATCATTTGAAACTGAAAAGATAACTTCAATTAGTAATGTTGAAGGATTCACTGGAATCATTACAGGTATTAAAGAAGTAACTAATAGTGGACAATCTGCACTTAAGTTCTTCTTTAGAGCAGATAAAGCAGCAAATTCATTATTAGTTAATTATCCAGTGTTTATTACAGACACACCTGTAGGTAGTGGTGTTATATCAGTTGATACTCACAACTCATCTATAGTTGGTATTGGTTCAACATTCTTAGATAACATCTATAAAGTTCACGTAGTCCAAACACTAGGTGAAAATGGTGAAATAACCTGTAACATACAAAATGGTCAAACCACTGGTGTAGGTGCTGGATTGACAGGTAACTTCAATAATAGTAATCCAGGTATCGCTACACATCTAGGTCGAATCACATGGGGTAGATTATATAATGCTTCAAGGTCAACAAGTCCAATATCTATTGGAGTTACTGGTTTGACAATCAATTCTGGATTAACTACCTTCCCAACAATTCAAAGAAAGAACTATACTGCAGCATCACTTAGAGGTCTAAGATCTTCAGGTGCACTCAGGGTGTTTGGAATTTGATTCAATTACCTCTATAAATAAAAGGAAAAGAAAAGTTTAGATACAATGTCAGCGATTATTACTGATCAATTTAGAATTCTGAACGCAAACAACTTTGTTGAATCAGTAGAAAACATTAATAATTCATATTACGTTTTCATTGGATTACCTAACCCTGCTGGTACTGGTTCCTTAGTTGGGTACGGTAGGTCTTCAGATTGGAACTCAACTACACCTGCACCAACCGATAGTTTTTCCTATCGCTCACACACAGGTGATACTATGATGTTTGGAAAAAAGATATCATCTGCAAATATTAGAAGAATTATAAGAAGAGTTGACTGGGTAGCAGGTAGTAGATATGAAATTTATAGAGATGATTATAGTGTAGAAAATCCAAGTCCATTAACACAAGCAAATAGATTATATGATGCGAACTACTACGTTCTTAATTCCGACTTTAAAGTTTACGTTTGTATTGATAATGGATCAACGGGAGCTAACCCTCTTGGAAATGTCTCCCAAGATGAACCAACTTTCACCGACTTGGAACCATCAAAAGCAGGAAACAGCGGTGATGGATATCTTTGGAAGTATCTTTTCACTGTTTCACCTAGTGATATTATTAAATTTGACTCAACTGAATTTATTACGGTACCAAATAGTTGGGGTTCTAGCCAAGATTCTCAAATAAGATCTGTCAGAGAGAACGGTGATTCTAATGTAAACCAGAACCAAATCAAACACGTTTATATTGAAAATGCAGGAAGTGGTTATGCTAATGGTTTAAGTCAGGAAGTTGATATAATTGGAGACGGAGAAGGAGCAAAAGCAAGAGTCGATGTTGTAAATGGTACAATAACCGATGTTTCTGTGAGTGCAGGTGGTAAGGGATATAGTTATGGTATTGTTGACTTAGGAACTTTAAGCAGTGGTGTAAGTACATCTACTGGTCGTGCAAAATTAATTCCTATCATTCCACCAGGTTTAGGACATGGTTCAGATGTCTACACTGAATTGGGAACTGATAGAGTTATTGTTTATGCTCGATTTGATGATTCTACTAAAGATTTTCCGATAGATACTAAATTTTCACAAGTTGGTGTAGTGAAAAATCCTACTAAAGTAGGAACATCAGTTACATACACTGATAATACATACTCTTCATTGCAAGCAGTTAAGTTTGACTCAGTGACTGGAGTACCACAAGTAGGTGAAGAAGTAAAGCAAGTGCTTACATTATCACCTAATACTGGAAAAGTATCAACAGGATATGTTGCATCTTATGATTCTGAAACTAAGGTGCTAAAATATTTTAGAGATCGTTCTTTAAACTTTAATAGAACAACATATGATCATACAGATTATGCTGGTATTTCAACTGCTGGTAGGATTTATGAATTTGAATCTGTAATAGGTTCTAATAATATTGAAGGTAAATCATCATTTTTCTCTGGTGCTATATCAAGAGATTTCTCTGGTATAACAACAAATCCCACAGGTAATAAATTAATTAACTTGGGAGTCAACTTTATTTCAGGACTTTCTAATTCTGAGATAAATAAAGGGTCGGGTGAAATAGTTTACCTAGATAATAGACCGTTAATTGTTAGAAACTCTCGTCAAAAGGAAGACATTAAAATCATACTCGAATTCTAAAAATGCCACAAAAGACTAACTTAAATATATCACCTTATTATGATGACTTTAACAAGGATGATAATTTTTACAAAATACTATTCAAACCTGGATATCCAGTTCAGGCAAGGGAGTTAACTGGTTTACAGTCACTTCTTCAAAATCAGGTTGAGTCTTTTGGTAAGCATATATTTAAAGAAGGTTCAATGGTTATACCTGGTAACATTGAACTAGATCGTACATATTTTTCTGCAAAAATAAACGATGTGCATCTTGGCATTGATGTTTCAGTTTATTTAAGTAGTTTGATAGCAGCAAATGAAGGTAGAGGAACAAGAGTTAGAGGTCAAAATTCTGGTATTGTAGCAACCATAAAGAATTTTATTTTACCACCAGCAGAAGGTGTTGATAATATTACAATTTTTATAAAGTACCAGCAGTCAGGAACTAATGGTCAAAGTCTTGCTTTTCCAGATGGTGAAGTATTAATATTAGAAGAACCACTAACATATGGTAACACTACTCTAACAATTGGTGAAACAGTTTTAACACTTACTTCAGAAAACGCAACTGCAACAGGTTGTGCTTTTGGTGTCAATGCAGGTGTATATTTTTTACGTGGTAGTTTTGTAGATGTACAATCTTCCTTAATAATTTTAGAACCATATTCTGTTGAACCATCTTATAGAGTTGGTTTTGATATATCTGAGGAAGTAATTAATTCAAATGATGATCCAAGTTTATATGATAATGCAAAAGGATTTACAAACTTTGCAGCACCAGGTGCAGATAGATTTAAAATAACAGTAAAACTTGCGAAAAAAGCTCTAACAGACTATGAGGATACAAACTTTGTAGAATTAATGAGAGTTGATGCTGGTGAAATAAAAAGATTACAAGATTCATCAACTTATAGTGAGATAAAAAAATATTTTGCAAAAAGGACTTTTGATGAATCTGGAGATTATTCAGTAGAACCATTTAGAGTTAATCTTCAAGAATCATTAAATGATGAGAGAGGTAACGATGGATTATTCACTGATGATAGATTAACAGATGAAGGTAATACTCCAGATGCTGATTTAATGTGTGTTAAATTATCTCCAGGTAGAGCATATGTTAAGGGATTCGATGTTGATTTATCAGGAACTACTGTTTTAGATGTTAATAAACCAAGAACCACAAATACAATTGATAACTTATCAATCCCATTCAAAATGGGTAGTTTGTTAAGAGTTAATAATGTACAAGGAACTCCTTTTATTAATATTGGTGGTACTGGAACTAATGTCATTTCACTACACGGTAAAAGAAAAAGTGGTTCAAATGCTGCTAATGGTTTACAGGTTGGACAAGCACGAGTATATTCATATGCTGTAACTGATGCCTCTTATTCTGGTGCAAGCACACAATTTGACTTACATCTTTACGATATTCAAACATTTACCATATTAAAATGTGGTGCATTTTCAGGAAGTCAAGTTGTTACAGGAGCGAGAATTAGAGGTTTGTCAAGTGGAGCAATCGGATATGCTGCTAAAAATGCAGGTTCTACAGGTTCAAATGAAATAGCATTATCACAAACAACAGGTACTTTTATTAAGGGTGAACAAATAATAATCAACGAGAAACAAACGGATCAATTTATATCAGTTAAAGATATTGTTGCATTTACTATTGATGATGTAAAAATGGTATTTCAAGATGCAGATGGATTAGATGCATCATTACCATCTGATTTTAGTGCAGATACAGTATTATATGATCGTGTGTTGCCTGGTTTTTCTCCTTCAGACCAAATCAACATCGTAGGAACTGCAGCAACTGCTGTAAATCGTAATTTTGCAGGGAAAGTTGGTATTCATACTGGATCTATCATTGCATATAATGGTGAAGGAAGTGTTCCTAGTTTTAATGAAATAACAAATATATCTACAGATGGAAAAACTCTAACATTAGCAGCAACAACTAGTGTTACTGGTGTTAACCTTGGTGTCACTGCAGCTACTAGTAAAACAACATCTACTCCATTTAGAGTAAAAGTACCATTCGTTCAAAATTTTGAAGATTCTGGAATATTTGCTGAATTACCGAAACAAAATGTTTCAACTGTAAATTTATCTGATTCAAATTTAATTATTAGCAGACAAATTACAAATCAGGCAATAAATTCTAGTTCAATATCGTTCACATCAACTCAAGGTTTAAATGCAAGTGCTGGAATAACAAGTGTATTTTTTGAACCATTCGATGCAGAAAGATATTCTATACATTATTCAGATGGAACAACAGAAAAATTAACTGAAGATCAAGTAACCATATCAAATGGAGGTGGTAATATACAATTTGATGGTTTATCTAAATCAAGTGGTAATGCAACAGTTAATGTTACTCTTAAAAAGGTAGGAGTAACAAGTAAAACTAAAGATTATGTAAGAAGTGAAACTTTAGAAATTACAAGAACAAAAGGAATATCAAATGTAAATAGTGGACTCACATTTAGTAACGCTTATGGATTAAGAATAGAAGACGATGAGATATCGTTAAATGTTCCTGATGTTGTAAAAGTCATCGGTATTTTTGAATCAAAAACAACTTCAACTCCTGTTTTAGATTCACTAACTTTTGTTTCAGGTCTAAGTTTGAATACAAATGTTATAGTTGGTGAATTAATTAGAGGTGATAATAGTCGTGCAATAGGTCAGATAGTTTCTGCTACTTCAAATACGGTAACATTTGTATATTTAAATGGTAGTAAATTCACAGTTGGTGAAATTGTTAGATTTGATGAATCATCAATTGATACAATCTTACAGGGAGTAACTGTTGGTAATTACATTGATAGAACAAGTAATTTTATATTAGAAAAAGGTCATAATAAACAGTATTCTGATTATTCAAGAATTCTTAGAAAAGAAAAATCTGCAATACCATCCAAAAAACTCTTGGTTATATTTGATCGATATCAAGTATCAAGTGCCACTACTGGTGACATATTCAGTGTTAACTCATATACTTTGGAGAGATATACAAGCGATTTACCAATTATAGATGGTATACCTGCATCTGATATTCTTGATTTTAGACCTAGAGTAAATAAATTCACTCCCTCTGGAGATGTGTCACCATTTTCATTCGGTGCTAGAACATTTGAACAAAGTAATCCATTCATTATAACACCTAATGAAAGTTCATTATTAGGTCTTTCATATTTCCAAGGTAGGATTGATAAATTAGTCCTCACTAAAGATGAAGAGGTAAGATATATTCAAGGAGAACCTTCAGATACTCCTAATCCTCCATCTGTTAATAGTGATGCAATGGAGGTTGCACAAATTATTTTGCCACCGTTCCTTTATGATGTAGTTCGAGAGCCAATTATCAGAATGAAGGACAATCGTAGATATACGATGCGTGATATTGGTAAACTAGAACAAAGAATTGAAAATTTAGAAAGAATCACCTCATTAAGTGCATTAGAATTAGAAACTAATACATTCCAAGTAAGAGATGCAGATGGTTTGAATAGATTTAAATCTGGTTTTGTTGTAAATGATTTTAAAGATAGGGCATTTATTGATTTTAATCCAGAGGGTGGTTCAAAATGTGATGTTGATGTTGTTAATCAAGAATTGATACCTGCAGTTGATTTCTGGTCAATGAATCCTGAATTAGCATTAAATACATCTATTGATGTTGCAACTGCTGATCTTAATTCAAACTTAGAACTTCTTGATCCTAATTGTAAAAAAACAGGAGATCTTATAACTCTTGATTTTGAAGAGGTTGACTGGATAGAAAATCCACAAGCTACAGGAGTTGAAAATGTAAACCCATTTAATGTCATAGCATTTCATGGTGTTGTCAAATTAGATCCTCCATCTGATAATTGGTCAAGAACAATATATGTTGATAATAAGAGAACTGAATCTACAGGTGCAAGATGGGTTGAGCGTTCAAATGTTGTTTCAGATACTTCAACAAGGGGCAGGACAACTGTTACTAGGGGAGCGTTTAGTCCCTTTAGATCTGCTAGAGGTAATAGAGGAAGAATAAATGTCTTCTTTAGCAGAAGAACTAGAAATGTTACTAGTCGAACACAAGTTACAAGAAGAATTGAAAGAAGTTTTACAAATAATCTAGTCGGACCATCAGAAGAGAAAGATTATGTAGAAAGTACAAAAATCACTAGTGATGCAGATCCATTTATGAGGTCTAGAAATGTTTACTTCCAAGCAAGTGGACTAAAACCATTTACAAGACATTATCATTTCTTGGATAGTGGAGTTCCTGATATAGTTCCTAAAATTACAGAAATAGAAATGTCATCAGGTACATTCACTGTTTTAGAAGATATTAAAGTTGAACTTGGTGGAACTCAAATTGGTTTGATGAGATCACAAGCACCAAATCATAAATTTGGAGATACAGATAGACCAGAATTTGCTGCTGGATTAGGTGCTCCCAATGTAAACGTTGAAAAATATGTAGTCGATCCATATGATCGTTCAAGACCAGCACCATCAGAAACTTATTCTGCAACATCAAGATTATTTAATGTGGATGTTACTGCACTTGCAAATTTAGAAAAATATTATGGATATGTGGTAGTTGGTGCAAAACTAACTGGTGTAACTAGCGGTGCTGTTGCAACAGTAACAAGTATTAATTTATTCTCTGATAACTGGGGAGATGTAATTGGAGCATTTTTCTTTAGAAATGCAAATACAACACCAAAACCACCAACTTTATTTACTTCAGGTACAAAAACATTTAAAGTCACCTCAACTGTAGATGGTTCAATACCTTTACCCTCAGATTTACCATTAGCAAGTAGTGCAACAGGAACTTATCTTGGAACAGGTGTTGTTCTTACTCAAACAAATAATGTAGTACAAGTAAGAAATCCACCTCGTCCACCAGTGAGAGAGAATGAAATTGTTGTTAATGTAACAGAGGATGTCAGTGTAACACAGGAGGTACAAGAAACTAGATTTTCTCAAAGAAGAAGAAGAGGAGGAAGAAGAAGATGGAGAAGGGATCATGGTGGATTTACTAGGAGAAATGAGGGAAGAGGAAGAAGAAGACAACCTAGAAGAAGGAGAAGAGGAGGAAGAAGAGACCCTCTAGCACAATCATTTACAGTAAATGAAACAGGTGCATTTTTAACATCATTCGATGTTTATTTCTCATCAAAAGATGATACTGCTAAACTAACAGTACAACTTAGAACAGTTGAATTAGGTATACCTTCACTTAATCTGGTACAGGATTATGCAGAGGTTATATTAAGTCCAGAAGATATTAATGTTTCTAATGATGCTTCAGTTCCAACAACTATTAGGTTCCCATCGCCAGTTTATTTGCCTCCAGATGAAGAGTATGCTTTAGTATTCATATGCCCATCATCTGACAAGTATAATATGTGGGTAGCGACAATGGGTGAAAAATCAATTAGAACAACTCAGTTACCTGATGTTCAAAACGTTGTTGTATCAAAACAGTATCTAGGTGGTAGTTTATTTAAATCACAAAATGGTACAATTTGGACACCAAGCCAAAACCAAGATTTAACATTTAAACTTCGTAAAGCAAAATTTGTAAATTCAGGAACTGTTACTTTCTACAATACTCCCATTGAACCAGGTAATCGTAATACACAAGTTGTTGTAAATAATCCAATTCGTACTTTACCAAGAAAACTTAAAGTTCTTCTAACTGGCGGTGGAACAAGAACTAATGCTAATTTACCAATTGGTAGAAAAGTAAGTACAGGAGCTGCTGGTGACGCAGAAGATCAAAGTGTAACTGGTATTATTGAAGGACAAGGTGCTCCTATTTCAACTGAAGAGGTTATTGTAGGTGGAACTGGATATTCATTTAGTAGTTCAACTGCTGTTCCAACAGTTGCTTTGACAGGAAGTGGAAGTGGATGCACAGTTAATGTTACTGTATCAAGTGAAGTAGTTACTGCGGTTGCAATCAACGCTGCTGGAACTGGATATCAAGTTGGTGATGTTTTAACGGTTGATAATACAAGCACAAAAGTAAGTAGAGGTGGAGGATTAAAATTCACTGTTACTGCTATTAACACCACATTTGATACTTTATATTTGACAGATGTTCAAGGTGAAAAATTTACTAATGGACAACCACTGGTTCAGTATGGTGCAAACAATGATACGAGAGCAGTTGTCACAAATGTGACTATTAGTGGAGATTCAACAGTAAATGGTGACTTATTTGCTGGTAATGTTTTTGAAGTAACTCAATATAATCATGCTCATCATGGTCAAACAAATAAAGTTGAAATTCAAAATATTAAACCAGATACTACAATAGTTCCGACCACATCGTCTTTGACTGCAGAAAGTACAACTGTATCACTTGCTAATACATCACCATTTACCACATTCTCAGGTATAACAACTGATAGAGGAGAGGCACTTATTGAAGAGGAAATTGTTTCTTATGTTGTTGGTACAGGTGAACTAACTCTTACAAGAGGTGTATTAAACACAGTAGCTTTAACACATCCAGAAGGAGCAAGTATACAAACATATGAAGTTGGTGGAGTATCACTTGCTGGTATTAATACTACATTTACAGTTCCAACTAATACAACTCTTGTCAATGAGTCTAATATTGATAATTACTATCTTGAATTTAATAGAACTGCATTAGATCCATTAAATCAAAGAACTGGAAATTCATTACTATGTTTTACAGATGAAAAGGCAGCAGGTGGAGACGCTGTTAGAATATCTCAAAATCATCAGTATACTTCATTTGAACCACAAATAGTATTCATCACACCAGGTGCAACAACTGATGTTGTAACAAGCGTTAGAACCATTAGTGGTACAAGTGCGGATGGAACTGAAATATCATATGTTGATCAGGGATTTGTGGATATTTCACTCAGTGAAACAGTATTTTTTGATACTCCAAGATTAATCGCATCAACAATAAATGAAGATAAATTAACATTCTTTCCTAAACAAAAATCAATTGCTTTAAATATAGCAATGACATCAGATGATGAGAATTTATCACCTGCAGTTGACTTAAAGAATGCAACATTTATATACGGAAGAAACAAGATTAACAATCCAGTGGGAATTGAAAATTATGCAACTGATAATAGAGCGAATCAATTATTAAATGATCCTCATGGATCAGTGTTTGTTACACAACCTGTAGAATTAAAACAACCTGCAACATCATTAAAAGTATTGATTGGTGCTAATAGACCACCAGAAGCAGACTTCAGAGTATTTTACAGATTATTTACTGCAGATTCATCTGTAGTCTCACCAACTTACAGAGCGTTTCCTGGTTACAAAAACTTAATTGATACTGATGGAGATGGATTTGGTGATGATATCATTGATGTTGCAAATAATGATGGTAGACCTGATGCATTTGTTTCAGCTGATATTGAAAATGGATTCTCTGAATATCAATTCTCTGTAGATGATCTTGAACAATTTACTGGTTTCACAATTAAAATTGTTATGATTTCAACTAATGAGTCTGCACCAGTTAGATTTAAGGACTTTAGAGTTATTGCATTAGCATGATGAAGAATTTATTAAAACTTATAAGTATTGCATTTGTAAAAGGTTACATCTTAGGAGTGATATTATTATGATGCCAGTAGAGGGTCACAAAGATTTAGTTCGTGATGAAAAAACTAATGCAATAATCAGTGTCGATAAAACTGGTTATGAAACATATATGATCAATAGAAGAATAAATTATGATAAACAAGCAGAGATTGATGCTATGAAAACAGAGTTAGAAACTTTGAAATCTATGTTAAATGACCTTGCTTCAAAGATAACGTCTTAGTAAATATAAATACTTTTTAGATCTGAATTGCTAACTTAGATGGCAGATATCAAAGTAAGAGTTGGACAACAGAATGCAACCAAGGTGATTTCTTCACTCGCAGGTGCTGCAACTCTATCATTATCAGAATTAAGTGACGTTAACATAGTCAACCCACAAAATGGGATGGTGCTAGTTTATAATGCATTGACGAAAAAATTTGATGCAACATTGGAGTTGACTCCAGGTGCAACACAGAACTTAGACATCAACGGAGGAAATTTTTAAGTGGCTAGTATTATTAGAATCAAACGCTCCT